GCCGGCGCCGGTTCAGCCGTCGCCGGTTCAGCCGTCGCCGGTTCAGCCGTCGCCGGCTCAGCCGTCTGCGGTGCCACGGTGACGGGGCGCTCACTGACGGTGTAAGCCATGCCGGCAAACTTACCGGTGGCGTTTCGGGCAAAGTCGGAGATCAGATAACCGGCCTTCTCCAGCTCGTTGAGGATGGACCGCACACCGTCGCGGCCGGACGTATTACCGAAGACGTCCTTGGTCTGTTTGACCAAGTGGGCAACCGAGACTTCCCAGTTGTCCGGCTTGCCCAGCAGAAACACCAGCAGGCCACGGGCTGCCCATGACAGGCGCGGGTCTTCGCTGATCGATTTGTCCACGCAGTAGTATTTGGATTCAGGGCGAGGCCCACGAATAATGCTCATGCAACTTTCCCCAGGCGGTATTCGGACACGCGGGCAAGTGCGCCGTTGCGGGTGGTGACAGTGATCAACTTGGAGTCGATGTGGTGGCCAGCGGCTTGCAGTTCTTGGATGCGGGCGGCCAACCGGAAACAACCGAACAGTTCCAGGGCCAATAAGGGGGTGATGGGCTTGCCGTCGCGCAACCATTGAAGAATCTGCGCGTTCTGAGATTGCATTCCTTTCAATTTCATAGCCGACCTGCGAGGTTGTAATGTTTTAAAACCACGTCCGTAATCGTTCGTAGAAAACCGTCCAGGTTTTTTACAGAAAAAGTCGCAAGCCATTCATAGGGCTGGGCTTTCTCTCAACATAGCTCATGGTGGCCTAATCAAACCGCTCTGCGCTAACAGACCGACTCACGGTCTGTTAAAAGTTCCAGGCAGTCTTCCAGCAGGTCCAGTTGACTGCCGTATTTCGCCTCAAAGCGGCGTTTCCACGGGTGAACCGCGATCAAGCCGGGGGCACCGGTTCCGTCTTGGTGGTGGCCAGCGCACAGCGGCAACACACGCAAGTGCGCGCCGGGCTTCGTGCGGCCGTCGATGTGATGAATGCTGACGTGCGGGTTATGAATGCCGTCCATGCGACAGGCGATGCAACCCAGCGCGGCCAGTTGGTCGTGTAGGTGCTTTTCGGCCTTGGTGCGGGTCGTGCCTTTCATGCGAACCCCAACGCCAGATTGACCATCTTTTGGAGTTGCGGCTCGCTGTACTGGCGCCGGTAAATATCGATCAACACCACGTCGATAAGGCCGCTGTAAAGCTGCTCGAAGTCGTGTTCTTCCATGCTCTCGTAGGCCCAGCTCAGGGCTTTCAACTTGACCTCGCCATTGACGCAGAACGTCGCCGTGTAGAACCCGGCCAGAATCGTCAGGTCGTCACGAAAGCGCTTGATGTTCGGCAGCACGGGAACGTCCCGGTACGTCACACCCTTGGGCATGGTTTCGCAGTGATACCCGAAGGCCATGTTCACCAGGGCAAAGGCTTTCTTGAGGAACAGGTAGTTGCGGGCCTTCTTGAACTCCATCAACAACGGCGTGCCGACCGGCAGTTTGTAGATTCGTTCGGCCGTGTCGTCGTCGTCCGGCACCAGGATGCCGCCCGGATGTTTCTTGAAATAACCCTTCACCCGCGCACGCCCAGGTACAGCTCGACGAACTGCGTCGGCTGGGGGTGACGGATGATGCGGGCCACCAGCGGCTGAATCTCGCGGCGCACCTTCGAGCGCAGACTGTAGGCGGTCGCACGGACCGCCGCGTCTGTGCCGTGAATGCGCAAGGCCAGTGCCAAACAGAGCATGACATCGTTCATATCAAACAGGGCCATGGTTCTGTTATCCTATGTTATGGTTCTGTAATCGAACCACTCAAAATGGTATGTCATCGTCAAAAAACGGCTCTGGCTGTGGTGCGGTCTGGCCTGCCGGGCGCGTTTGTTGGGTCTGCCCCGAGGTGCGCTGTTGCTGTGGCTGCTGCTGTGGCGCCGGGCGCTGGCTGGCCTGTCCGGTGCGTGGTTCCGACTCGGCAGGACGGCCGCCGACCAACTGCAAGTTGCTGATACGCCCGGTCAGCTTGTAGCCCATGCCGCCGTTACCGTGGCGCTGGAACTCTTCGTTGTGCGGGTCATCGATGGTCACGGTTACTTCGTTGCCCTTGGCCAGGTACTGGGTCACGGACTCGGCATGTTTGCCCCACAACACCGCGTCCACCCATTGGGTTTCACGGCGGCCGGTGGCGGGATCGCGCTTGCCGTAGTTGCTGGCCAGCGACAGGTTGGTTACGGCGGTGCCGTCCGGGAGATAACGCAATTCAGGGTCATTGCCGATACGAAAGGTGCCAAACAGTTGAGCCATTACGCATTACTCCGTGCATTTTTGATTTTGGCCTGTACCCAAGCCTCGATTTCAGACGCGATCCATGCCACTCGTTTCGGGCTGATCGAAAGGTGCAGCGGGAAAGTGCCGTCTTTTTCGCGCCGTTGAATTTCCGTGGCTGAGAGACTGGTGATTTGCTCTACCTCTGCCTTTTTCAGTAGCCGTTCGGTCATTTTTTACCCATCCTGAGTCAGTATGGTTTGATATGGTGCGTAGTGGCGTCATACTGCAACCACCGATTTTATAAAAAACGGTTCGATTACAAAACAATGTAGAGGTGATCATGGCTACCGACAAACTCTTTTTTAAAAGCCTTATGGCCCAGCATGGGCTCTCTCTGCGCACGGTGGCCTCGATGATGGGGTTGGCCCACTCGCAACTGTCCTTGACCCTGAGCGACAAGAGACGAATGCAGCTCGATGAGGCCGCGCTACTGGCGAAAATATTCGGTGTGCCCCTGGCGAGAGTTGCCGAGGCGGCCGGTATCGAACATGGAAATGAGGCACGCATCCAGGTGGTGGGTTGCATGGTCGGTGACGGCAGTGTGCTGTCCCTCAATAGGAAACAGTACGCGGCCTTGCCCGATGGATTACCCGAGGACGTGATAGCGATCCAAGCGCGCACCGCCGACTCGGCCAATTCTTGGTTGGATGGATGGAATTTCTACTGTCAGCCATCCGAGAAACTGGCCGCCAATGCACTAAATCGATTCTGTTACGCCCAGGTCGCAGACGGTCCCGCCGTGCTGGCCACCGTTAAGCGTGGCTATGAAGATGGCACCTTCAACCTGTCTGGCCCCTACTCCGACGACTCGGTGGTTCTGGAATGGGCGACCCCGATAATTATGGCGCGCAGCTAGCATATAGCGAAATATTGCAATGCTAAGGCGAAATTAAGCATTGCACCGCTGATTGAAAGGCGCGATGATGGAGCCTCATACCTTTGCTATGAGGCCTCCCATGAGACGGGAATTTCTCCGCTTCAACACTGAAGACGAATGGCTCGCCATGCGTGAGGCCGACGTGACGTCGACCGAAGCGGCCGCGCTGTTTGGCTGCTCGCCCTACTCCACGCTGTACAAGCTCTATCACGCCAAGACCGGCCAGCTTGAGTCAGACTTTGAACTCAATGACCGGATCAAATGGGGCAACCGCCTCGAAGCAGCCATTGCCTACGGCATCGCCGAAGACACCGGTTTGATTGTAGAACCATTCAAGGTTTATGCGCGCATTCCTGAGCTGCGCATGGGCTCGTCGTTCGACTTCAAAATCATCGGTCTGCGTGACGACTACACGGGCTTGGACGAAACCTACCGCGATGCTTTCCGTGAAAACGGTCCCGGCATCATGGAAGTGAAAAACGTCGACGGTTTGCAGTTCAAGCGCGCCTGGATCAGCGACGAGCACATCATGGAAGCCCCGCCGCACATTGAATTGCAGGTGCAACACCAGCAAGAAGCGGCCGACATGGAATGGACGCTGATCGCCCCCTTGGTCGGGGGTAACGCGCCGATGCCGTTCCTGCGCAAGCGCGATCGCGCCATTGGCCAAGCCATCATCAACAAGGTCGGCGAGTTTTGGCAGATGGTCGACAGCGGCCAAGCCCCGGCGCCGGACTTCGCGCACGACGGCGACACCATTGCCAAGTTGTTGTACCAGGACAACGGCGAAACCATCGACCTGAGCGATAACGCCCGTCTGGCCCAACTGGTGGTCGCACACGAACGAGCCAACGCAGCGTTCAACAAGGCCAAAGGCTACAAGGACACCATCAAGGCGGAAATCCTGACCACGATCGGTCACTACGCCAAAGTCTTGCTCGCGGGGTACAGCATCAGTGCCGGCACCACCAAGGACAGCCCCGGCACCCTGATAACGCCAATGCACATTGGCCAGCGCCTCGGCGGCCGCTCCGGCTACCGCCAGATGCGCATCTACACAAAGTCTTAACGGGAGAACATCCATGACTGCAACCACCGCTGTACCCATGTCGACGGGCGATGCCTTCAAGAAACTGCTGACCGGCAACCAGCGCGAACAGATTGCCAAGCAACTGCCGACTGGCATCGAGGCGGATCGCTTTATCCGCACCGCTCTTACCGTCGTGAGCATGAACCCGGAACTACTCACCTGTACCCTGAAAAGCCTGCTGGGCGCGGTTATGATGGCGGCCAAAGACGGCCTGCTGCCGGACGGCAAACAGGCGCTGATCCAGGTGTACAACTGCAACGTCGCCGGCAAGAACCAACCGCCCAAGTGGGAGAAACAGGCGCAGTACCTGCCCATGGTGCGCGGCCTGATCGACATTCTTTACCGCGCAGGCGGCGTGGCCATGGTCGACGGCGTGGCCGTTTACCAGAAGGACGACTTCGACTACGAGCGTGGTGACGCCCCGCGTATCATGCACAAGCCGTACATGGGCGCCGACGATGCCGGCCCGATCATCGCGGCCTACGTGGTCGTCACGCTCATAAACGGAGCCGTCAAACGCGAAGTCATGAACGCCCGCGACATCGCCGCCGTGCGCGGCATGGCCAAGTCCGACAGCGGCTGGAAAAAATGGCCAGACCAGTTTGCGATCAAGGCCG